ATTGTTCATCATATTGTTTTCCACGGGGTATACTATAGTTATATGGTATCTAAAAATTGCAATACCAATTCAAGAGGAGCGGGAACTTCGATAACATCGCCCGGGCTAATATCTGCCTCTAAGGGCTTTTGGTTATACCATGCGATTACCCACCAATATTCAGGTTCTCCATAAAACTCATCAGCTAATTTAAAATATTTACTGCCGACAGTCCATATTACGGTCGCAACATTCAATTGTAATATCTGATCAACCGTAAGAAAAGGTATGTTAGCGGTACCATATTGTTGCATTGTTTTAACGCCGCGTCTGCGTAAAATATCCGAAAACAAATAATCCAAACTAGTGTTGCTCATCACTACTCTATTGCGGTATCTTGAAACTGCCATTGTTTTTTATTCCTTTATTCTTTATAAACCACTTTACACCCTTGGCTGATTAGCACGGCCACTGGTTATAGCCCGAATGGGGGCGGGGGATAGTCTTCCAGATATTTTTCCTGGCGCGCACTATGTAGGTGGCTCCAAAACTTCTCTTGAGCCTCTACATCTCCTTTATACTGTTGCAACATATGATGGATATACTCGCTGCCCTGGAGTCCTGCTGCACCCGACGAATATGGCATCGTGACCTGCTGGAGCCGCGCCTGGCTCTTCACCTCCGGCTGTTGGTCTCTCTTCACCGAAACGGGGCTAGCCGTTTGCCGCTTGGGCGCGGGAACGGTCGGCGCTTCGGGCGCAGGTGTTTTTGTCGGATCCGGAGGCGTCGCTGGCGTTGTTGTTTGGCCGGATCCTCCTAAATTATAAGGATAATATTTGCCTCCCATGGGGAAAGAATTATTATAATAGCCCACTCTCGAACTATGCAGCACCGTCATCTGCAAACGTATTTCTATATCAGAAAACAACATTTTGGAAAATTGCTCACTAAAATACTGAGTTTTGGTTTTATCGCCAAATCCTGGGTTAATCGTGATTGGCCCATTAAAGTATCCGGTCACAGATTTGGATCCAGCATTGGTAACGTTATAAAATGCTATCTTAAAATAGGGAGGCGCTTTAATCGTCGAAAGGTTGGCCCGGGCTTCATATGTAGGGTATTGCATCCGGATAAGTTTTTGAACTGCTTTCATGTTGGTATAGGCCTCACTAACATCTTCCGAGATTACTTTAAAGCCCAATGAAAGCTTACGATCGGTGCCTCCATAAAAAGAAATGGGATCCATCCTGCCGTAGACAAATTCTGGCCGCCATTGTGGCGTCCACGTATCTTCGAACAGCGTTACGAGAGAGGTAAACTGTACCTGGGCGCCAAGATGAAGGCCCGTTATCGTTATGTTCCGATTTCCACTAGTTTTGGGCGTAGGCATTTTACTATATTTCTCCTATATCAAGCAAGACTAATTGTTTCGTTAAAAGTTTTCATGGCATTCGGTACCGCTTGGGCCGCGGCCCCATCTGCTATTTCAAGTATCCTCTCTTCTGAGGTGGCAATCACTTTGTCACCCATTTGTAAAGCAATGTTTAATGCGACTTGAATGGGGGGCATCGCGCCGCCTGCCCCTGCACCGACGGTGGTATTGGGTACCACCTGTTCGCCTGCATGCACTCTTGCTAGCGGCTTTCCTTTTGTATCTGTAAGGAAACCTTCTTGGGTAATGGGGCCTCCTGTCTGATAAGAGGGGACAGAGGATTGGGGAACTTTGTATCCTTTCTGCATCGCCATCTCCTGTGCTGATGCACCGCCGACCCATTGGCCTTTATTCGAAGGGCCCGCGCCCCACATCGAATCGGGGTCGGCATTTAAGCGGGCTTCGATACCCGCGTCGGCGAGCATATAGCCCGCTGCGATGATGGCGGCACCCGCACCAGCCTTACCCAGCATTCCCATTCCTCCGGCACCTTTGGCTGCGCTGCCCGGTCCGCCCGTCATTCCAGTGGTGGCCGTCGCGGCCCGTGTCGCCGCGGCCACTTGCGCAGCATCCGCCATGGCCTTCGCTTTCCAGCTGCTCCACAATAAAATTAGTTGCCCAATACCACCTGCGGTTGAGATAACGAGGCCCCCGATCATTGAGACCCATGGGTGCTTCGCTATCCAGTCATCTACGGACTGTGTAAATTTCACCCAAGTGTCCATTGTTCCTTGCAGCTTTTTTCGCCTTTCGTCCAGACTTTTTGCTGCCGTTTGTTCCTTTGTTGCTACTTCGTCCGTTGTTTTCGCTAATTTTGCTTGGACCTCTTCGAGGCTAGCGTTAGCACCTCCTGCCGCCTCTTGAGCGCTGCGCAGCTTATCAGTATCAGAACTCAACAGTGCCATGGCATCGCTTACGGAGCCGCTTCCCACAAGGCCTGCCACTAGGCGCCGGTGACCAAAGTTCATATCCTCTACAGAAACTCCGGCTTCGTCAAATTTGCTTTTCAGCAGCATAAGCGCTTCGACGGGGCCTTGTTGGGTGGCAGTTTCCATCATTTCCATTGAACTAATATTAAGGCCAAAGGCTGCATTTAAGGTTCCTGCAGATTCGGCGGCGCCTTCGAAGGTGGTCCATTTATCCATTGCGGATATAAGTTTGTTAGCTTCCACGCCGGTTGCTTTTTGAGTTGCGGCTAAGCGCGCAAATTCTTTTTCAGCCTGCGGGAGGGCATAAACTGTTAATTGATCCAATGTGCCTAAAAACTGTTGTGCTACTTGGTTGGTGTCCATTTTTAAGTGTCGAGCCAACGTTGTAACATTAGCTGTTATACGCTCAGCGGTCTCAGGCGTTTTTTGCATTGCGGTCTGCAATTTGTCCCAGATCTGTCCGGTTGTTCCGGCATCAACTCCCATTCGCGTCAGAAGGGTCGCTGTGCGCTGGATAGATTCCGATTGTTCCTCTGCTACTAATGTGAAACGGGTGGCGCCACGAAGCATGCTTACATAAGTTTTGCGCGCCTCTGCTTCGGTTATGATATACCCTTTAGTTATTTCTCGCGAACGATTAACTATTTGTTCGTTCATTTGGTCTATATCATAACCAATCTCTTGGGCCGTTAATCTCGTATCCTCATAATATTTTTTGGCATCTTCAAGGGGGTCAGTTATGAGCTTTTGTCCCCATGCTTTGGCGGAGGCATGCATCTTTTTGGCCCCTTCATAGGCCTTCATCATATACTTTCCTAGAAGGGCGGCTTTATCAACCCCTTGGGCCATATGTTTTACGGTCATACTTAAGAAACCGTTAAATATTTTTACTTTTCCGTTGTTATCTAAAAATACTTGGCCGACTTCTTTGGCTCTAGCGTTAATTCCAAACCATTGTTCTAGTGCATTCTCGGCCGCTTTCTGGGATAAATCTACGGCCTTGGCCATTTTTTCAGCGCTCTTCGCAGTTTCTTTCGCTTTATCACGAGCTTTCTCAAGGAGTATGACTTGCTCCTTAAGGGCCAGAAGCATTTTTGGGGTGATTTCGGCGAGTTCTTCCTCAACTTCAAGCTTGTCTTTGAGGATTTTAAGATTAGCTTCCTGAAGTTCGAACTCCTTCTGGCGCGACAAATTAAGTTGCGTTTGCTTATCATAAAGATCAATATAACCTTTATGTTGTTCTTTTGTATGTTCTAAAGCTTCTGCCTTAGCCGTTTTCGTCGCTTCCGCGCTCTTGCGGATGGCGGCTTCAAGCGCTTTCTCTTTATTTAGAATTCTTAATCGGTCTTGCGCAATCGCGTTGGCCTTTGCCTGTTCCGCGGTGGTGGGCCCATTATCGTTGTTGTCAGCCATTGACTAAAAATTTCCTATTTGAGTGGCCATGTCATCCCGGTGTCATTTTCAAAACGGAAGACGGCTTTTTGAAGTGCAACGCGATCTCTCAAGACTTTGGGGTCGCCCAGGCCATGTTTTAAATAGGCATCCATGTACTTTTTTTCATGGCCCATGACATTGGCAAATTTTTCTAAATCTGCTTTTTTTCCTGTGACGTTTACTCGGGGGGTGCCGCCGCCTTGCATCAAGCGTGGGGCGGAGAGGTGCCAAAATAGATATTTTAGTTCGCCCGCAAACTGGGCGACGGCCGATTCATTTAAAATATTCTCTTTTAATACATTTAAATCAATATGAATTTTCTTTGGCATAAAAGCGTCCTCGCGATTAAAAGTACTTTTAATAATTAGTACGTCAAACCATTTACATTAACGCCTTTGGGCAGAACGTTTCTGTGTGCGCTTTTCTATTTCTTCTTGTTCTTTTTCTCGTTGTTTAATTGTTCGTTTGACGAACCAAGATCTTAAGCCCACAGGCAAATTATAAAGTTCTGGTAGGCTCCAATTAGAAGTCTCCTTCATAAAGAAAAATTGTTCGTACACATTTTCAATATATTTAGACGTCAGGCCAAAAGAAGCCCGCATCAAGCGGGACCCCCATTTCAAAATGCTCCCCGCAGCTTTCGCATTCCACGTCTTGCGTTAAATCAATATCGGGCATGATTTTGGCATACAAACGTTTTAAAACGGAAGCATCCAGGATGGGTAAACTTTCAACAGCTCGTTGAACATATAATTTATTTGTTTGGCTATTAATTGCAACAATAATAGTGTTAAGTAGATCGAGAGATCCAAAACCCTTTTTTGCACCCAATAACGTTTTCTCATCCCGAGACGTCAACAGGCGAAATTCTACTATAAAATTAGATTTTGGCAACGTTAATTTAAAAGTTTTTTCTTCGGTCAATTCCACATCATAGTGAGACATAACCTCTTCACAGTCTTTATGTTGAAGATTTTCCAGGTTAAAGGAATGCGCTGTGACTGCATCGCACTTGAGACAGGTGATCTCAGTATTGTATTCCTTTCCGTACCCATATATCCGCGAATAAACAAGTAAAGCGTTTTTGTCCCCAATTAACAAATCTTCCACTTTAATCTTTTTGTCCACAAGAACGCTTTGGAGCATCCGATCCAATGCAATTCCTTTTCTCAAAAAAGAAGAATTTGTTAAAATATCTTCCTCTCGGGCTGTCATATGCCGAATTTCTATACTTGCGCGATTATGAAGCATGTGGCCCGGCGGATAAAACTGCCCCCTGCTAGGAAGGTCCACAAGCTCCGTGGGTGCTATATATTGTAAAGGACCTTCAGTCGGGGCTTCTGGGGGAGGAGGGTGATGTTGGGGCGTGGTGGTGGTGGTGGTGTCGACTGGCGCGCCGAATACTCTATCCTGATTAGATCTTGTCATTTTTACCTCATTAAGTTGTTGTTTACGCTAATTTTTCATATTTCGCATAATCATAGCGGATCGTCATAGCCACTGTTAAAATCTCGTCGGTTGTATATGTGGCTTGTCCAAAATTGACCTTCGTTACAAAAGGGTTGATCAAGGTCCAGCGCTCTATGTCCACATTCGCAGCGTTTATTTGGTTAAAGGTGATTTGACCACCTAAAGCGTTTGAAGCTGCTTTTTTTACAATCGCGGATTGGGGCTGCCCTAGACTATTTTGAATATATCCCGAATCTCTAATTATATTATATAGTATTGAGGAATTATTTGTGGACGCGCCTTCTGCGTCGACGAGCAGTACTTCTAGCGGATCCCAGGTCAACATGCCCGGTTTAAACGCTACATCATTAATATTATAGTATTCAGCAACAGCAACATCAAGAGAAGGTTTTTGAAACGATTTTAGGGTATAGGTTTCAATTTTGTTGGAGGTGCTTCCGAGAGTAGCTGTCCATCGATAAGAAAGTTTTGGACTTGCTCCGCTGTCACTCCAAAATGCCATTATTCAACCTTTTCTTGCGAAATTTTATTTTCAAACGAATAAGAGAAACCTATGCTCCGCCTTCAGGTACCAGCCCGCTAGACGGGCTCTGGCCCGGGTTATCCATCGTGGCATAATCATAACGAAGAGTCATGGTAAGAAGAACTAGTTCATCTGATGTGTAGTCTAATTGTCCAAAATCAACTGAAGTAATCCATGCATTCCACATTTTCCACTCCTCAATAGTCTGTCTATTGGCATCCATAATAGTGATTATGGGATTTCCAATATTGTCTGAGAAGCCTGCTTTCGTCATTGAAAACTCTGCTTGTTCTTGGGTGCGAGGGACCTTGTATCCCCCATCTTTAAAAATATTAGTCAACACAGCTGACGCATCAGGAGTGACTGGATCCACAAACGTGACATCCATCGTATTCCATGTGACGCGTCCCGGAAAATAAAACCGATTTCCCACATATTGATGTTCAACTTCACTAATCGTGAAAGAAGGCTTTTTGACTGCTCGTACAAAAAAGCTTTCAATAGTATTCTCAATAGTTTTCCCTAGGGTGAATACATATCGATAAGATCGTTTAGGTTCGACTTTAGGGTCGCTCCAGAAATTCGGGGCCATTAGATTGTCTCCTTGTAATAATTAGTGTAAAACAATTTTTTCATCGTTTAATCCTCAAAAGCCGCACCAGAATCCGTCAAGATAAAGTCTATCGCAATATATTCAATTGCGCGCGCGGGCTTAATGTAGATTTTTGCATACATAATGTTTCTATCAATCAAATCCGGCGTAGTTGTGGTATCGTCTAAGATAAGGCGGAAATCTGTGATCCCAAGTCGTGCTTGGACCGAGGCCAAGAACGGCTCTACAACCCCTCTAAAACGATTCCACGTCACACGCACATTTTGATCAAACAAAATGGTAGAAGCAAACGTTGAAATCGTTCTCTTCAGGTAAATGAGCAATCGTCTCACATTAATTCTATCCAAGGCGGACGACGTAACTTGCATCGTTTTTTGGCCAAAGATCACAATCCCTTCTGCTGGGAATTGAGCAATGGGATTGATATTGGCATCATAAAGCTTATCTCGCTCTTTAGATGTTAAGCGCTTACGGACGCTTACAACAGGAAGCCCTGCTGCGCCGGTTGAGAGCCCGCCGCGAGTAAAGCCCGCGGGAGCAAACCACAGTTCCGAAGCCTTTTGGCTGTAAGACATGGCGCCAATCGCAGCCACAGAAGGAGGTACCCACACAAACTGGCCGTTGGTTAGATCTC